CTTGGTGCAGCTATAGAACAGTTTAGAAAAGATGCTTCTATGAATGATGTGTTGGAAAGCATTTCTAAAAATGTTGGGACGGGCTCTGAGTACGCAACAAGACAGTTAGCTTCTATATTTAACATAGGAAAACAATTGGGAATCAATCTTCCAGTTTCCGATGGCATTCAAGTATTTACTAGAAAAGTAGAAAACCCCTTCAAAGAACAATTATTTAAAACCATGAACTTCAGAAGTTTTCCGATGCAATTTAAATTTGCTCCGAAATCTGCCGCTGAATCTGCAACTGTCAAAGATATTTTATATCAATTAGAATATCATATGCACCCAGAAAAAGAAAAAATATTTTTAAGATATCCTTCAGAATTTCAAATCGAATATCGATACGACAATGAGAAAAACACTTGGTTGAATGAACTTAACACATGTGTTCTTACTGATATGAAAGTAGACTATGGACACAATGGTTTTATGACTAGTTTTGAAGGTGGTGCGCCAACAGAAATTACCTTGTCTCTGATGTTTAAAGAAATTCTTCTCAGAGATAGAAAAGATATTAAGTAGGAGTAGATACAATGTTCTTTGATAGGTTTCCTAGAAGAAACTATGTTATTGATGGGGTTGAAATAGATACCCCTGATATTTTTCGTAGGGTTGCACCGAACGAAAGAATCGATGAGGTTTTGATACTTGAAAAAATCACTTTGAGAGATGGTCAGACTCCGTGGCAAATTTCATACGATTACTACGGACATGTTGAATATTATTGGACTATACTTTTGGTAAATGATATTATTAATCCTTATCATGACTGGTTAAAACCGGCGGAAGAACTTAGAGACTGGGCTTTGGCAAAATATGGAAGTTCAGAAAGATTAAACGAGGCCCACCATTATATATTTGCTGGGACAGACATCCAAGTAGACTTTGATCACTTGGATGGAGTTGGTGGACAAATTGTTCCTATAACAAACTTTGAACACGAAGTAGAAGAAAATGAAAAACGAAGAAATATTTTTCTAGTAAAAAAAGAATATATCATTTCGTTTGCAAGACAATACGAATCATTGCTTAGAGCTTAATTATGTCGAATACAAAACCCAGAACCGTTCCTGGCCGATTTAGACCAAACGTCTTCAAGTTGGTGGGAGAGGGTGGTACACAAGATTTACAGAACTTTGCTGGACAATTAACCATTTTTGAAAACGTACTAACCCAAGGCATTTTTGGGGAGTTGGCTATTGGTGATGCAAAAAACTTAGTAAGAAGATTAAAACTCAGAGGAACCGAAAAGGTTATTGTGGAGTTTCAATCTGAACAGGGAGTCACACCTTTAAAATATACTTTTGTTGTAACTGGAATTACCAACAGAGTTTTGAAAGAAGATAGAGAATCTATGTATACTCTTAGATTGTCATCCGAAGAAGCTTATCGTGATTCTAGTATGGTTGCAACAAAAAGATTTGATGGAAAACCAAAAGCGGTATTGCAACAGATTTATGACGAGTTTATTGCTGTAGACAAGGGATTAGATTTTTTTGGTTTAGAATTCAAGAGAGAAGAGTTTGTTTTTGTAGCGAATTATTGGTCTGGGTTTAAATGTATGAATTACGTTTGCCGACAGGCCGCACCAAAAGGTTCTCCAGAGTATATGCCAAACACACTCTTTTTCCAGAGTGATAAGAAAAACTATTGTACTAGTTTATCAAAAATGGCTCATATATACAAATCGAACAGACTGGTATATGACTGTTTTAACTATGTTTCTGACCAGATGGAAAGGTCGGAGGGTGACTCCAGAGAACCATCGTATAACTACATTCACCCTTGGATTCACGAAAAATATGTGGTTATGGATGGGGTATCTCATCCAACATTTACAGACATTTACCATGATTTAAATACTGGATATATGGGAAGTCTTACGGTTGGATTTGATATGGGAAAAAGAATGCCATATCTAATGATGTTTGATTACACGCCTAATCAAGCTGGTGTACCCAATGGAAACTTGCCTAAGGTCAAAGGTAATCAGGCGCTATTAGATTTTACATATGATAGTTTCTATCATCTATATGACAAACAAAGGGTAAACCCCATCCACTCTGGTATTATGTTTCATCCATTTTCAAACGTTAATGTTGCTATGGGTAATCACAATTTGTGGGATGATAAAGAATTTGGATATGACAAATTCCATTTTGAAAATATTTCTTTCCGAGATAGTGCTATTGCTGAACTGACACGACACCAAATAGATATTAATGTAAACGGAAGGACAGATGTTGACTTGGGTATGTTGGTTTATTTGCAATTTCCAAACCCAGAAGAAAAGGGAGAAAATCCCCCAGAAAGTTTGAAACTAGATAAAAAATTATCTGGATTATATCAGATCATAGGCATTCGCCACGACTTTATGTTTGGTGATGCATTTGAACATAAAATGAAACTGGAAGTTATCAGGGACTCGCACGAGCAGAAATAATTATGGCTAGAAAAGATATAAAATATCCAAAGTTTACTTGGTGGCAGGGTATCGTAGAAGATAGAGATGACCCAGCAAAGTTGGGACGTTATCGTGTGCGTATTTTTGGACACCATACCCAGAGTAAAGAGAGACTTCCAACTGCACATCTTCCTTGGGCAGTACCAATGCAACCAATTACTTCTGCTGGCATTTCTGGTATAGGACACTCTCCTACTGGTTTGGTAGAGGGTTCTGCTGTTGTTGGATTTTTTGCAGATGGTGATAACGGACAAATCCCAATCATTATGGGATCACTTGGTGTTGCTTCTTATTTGCCAAGAGAAGATGATACGGGCCCAGTAATTGATATTGATAGAAGTCTGGTTGGTTTCTTTGATCCAAAAGGAACTCATCCGCACTATAGGTATCCCAAAAGAAAAGTAACAAATAGAAAAGACCCAGGCCCAGATACCCATGCTAGCGGTAGACCGAGGGAAACACCAGAGTATGACGAAGATGGTGGGGAGGACGTTGGAGAAAATATTTTAGAAGAAGCCGATTCTTCTCGTCTTTCTAGAAACCACAGTGAGAGAAAGTGGGCAGAAGAACATTGGTCTTTGAAATCGAAAAGAGAAACGAGAATAAAAGACATTCCCATGGCTTATGCAAGTCTAGCCAGCGGAGGAACTACTCCAAAAGGATTTACTCACCCAGATGATGGCAGTGGCGAAAGACTGGAAATCAAAGACCCAAAGTATAGACCTAGAAGTTGGAATGAACCACATCCACAATCTACCCCACCAGACCCAAACGCAGACCCAGAAGAATCTAAGTCTGAGTACCCCTACAACCACGTTTATGAAAGCGAGAGCGGACATATATTTGAGGTTGATGATACACTTGGTGCAGAACGAATTCATGAAATGCACAAGGCTGGCACTTTCAGAGAAATTCAACCAGATGGAACCAAAGTAGAAAAGGTTGTTGGGAACAATTATGTAATTGATTTGAAGAACAAATTAATTTATGTTCGGGGTGATTACAGCATGACCGTGGATGGTGACTATTACTTAAACATCAAAGGTAACAAAGTAGAACACATTAGTGGTCATGCTTTTCAAACTGTTCGTGGTAGTAGGATTAGCAAGATTCAAGGTACGGAAGAGATTGATACTGAAAGTACCATGCATCATCACATCAGAAAAAATAGAAACGTTCAAGTGGGTTCTCAAGACCCAGACCTTGCCTATGTTGGAAACGATTCTCTAAGAGTCGTTGGACAAGCAAACTGGCGAGTAAAGGGGAAATGGAAAACTATTGCTACTCAGGACAGAAAAGACATCACATTCGGAAACCATAAGATTAATGTGTACCCGAGATATGAGTTGGACGTTGACGCATTCCGTGATATGTTATTTGATCCTACCGTTAAAGCTGATCCAACTGCTCTATTAAAATCGGTATCCAAACTAGAATTGTTTGCACAACAAGATGTATCTATTGCCACTGGACAACTTTATCCAGACCCATTTTTACCATTTAACCCAGCACCCAGTGTGAGTATCGCTACTGCTAGATATAACTTGAGTGCTACTGCTGATCTTTATGAGAAAATTGGCCCTACTGCCTCATTTACTGGAGCCGCTTCTATTTTGTTGAAACCAGGCTACGCAACAAGACAGGCTAGTATTGCTATTAACAATATTCAAGGGGTTGATACTGGTGTATTTAGTTTGATTCCAGGCATTCAGAACTTTGTGACTGCTGGAGGTATGTTCAATACCATTCTTCTTGGAGGAATGATAAACACCGTTCAAGCTGGCGGACAATATAACACCGTGGTTGCTGGTGGTCAATTTAATACTGTTATTGCTGGAGGTATTGCAAATAACGTTGCTGCCGGAGGAATACTCAGTAACGTTACTGCTGGCGGGATAACAAATAATGTTACTGCTGGTGGCATGGCAAACAACGTTACTGCTGGTGCATATCTTGCAAATGCTGTTGCTGGTACTGCTACAATGACATCTGGTGCAGGAAGTGTTGTAGCTTCTGGTGCATTTGTTTCTGTTACCGCTGGTGGTGCTGTTACGGTCACTGCTGGTGGAGCCGCATCAATGTTTGGTACTGCGACAACAACTCTTGGTATTATCACCAGTCCAACAATTGTTACTGGTGCTACGGTATCAATAGGATAACGGGAGAATATTGTGGGTTACATTGACGATTTTGTTAAGGACGCTACCAATAAGGCTAAAAGTGAAGCACAGGCTGCCATAGATCAGGCAAAATCCGAAGGTATCAATAAGTTATCTGAAGCTCAAGCGAATATTGAGATTATAAGAAGTCAAGAAGTTTTGCCGGATGACTACCCTGGCCCAGACATCACCGACCCACTCAATCTTGGCAAAGAGTTATTAGACTATACCGATGAAGAATTTGCACAATTTGAGAGATATGACGATCTTTTGAAGGGTGAACAGGCGATTAGAGATCAAGAAGCTAGATGTGATGCTATTGGAGAACAATTTCAAGAACTATCAGATAAGATCGATGAACTCAGTGATAAATTCGATGCTATAGTAGATAAACTTACAGATAAGATTTGTAATTTTTTTGGTGTTGCCGCTGTTGAGGTAAAATTCAAAGTAGAATATGCATTGTTATTGGCATCTATTAGAAAAGACTTACCATCGACTACTGCTTTGCTTGATTCACTTCGTAAACAATTGCCGTTCGGCGATGAATTAAATGGTCTGATCGCATTTGGATATGACACTTTTCAGTATTATCAGAAGATTCAACAGCTAAAGAACAAGTATGGAAACAGTGATGCAGTAATTGATGCAATACTGGATGATCCAAAGGGGTTCTTACAAGGACTCGGCGGTGATCTCACAGGACTTTGTAAAGAACTTCCTCAATGGGAAGACTCAAAGACCGCACAAATAAAAATTCGTGTTGCGGAATTTGGTTTAGAAGGCCCAGAGATTGACATTAAAGAAATTATTATGGAGGGAGCTTCTCCATTCGTATCTAGGATAGAGGAGATTCTTGCGAAACTAGGATTTTCAATAGATAAAGTTCATGACTATTATGACAAATATGATCAAAAAGCTGATGGAAAATGTTCTTGGACTGACTGTTAAGGGTTATAAATAATACTATGCCTATCAATACACCGACAAGACTTTACAAGGACATCGATCTATCGTTTTCGATGAATCCCAATACAAAGGACATTTCCAAGAAATTGGATGTTCAGGCGGTCAAACAAGCTTTAAAAATATTAATGAATACCCAGTTTTATGAAAAACCATTTGACCCATTGTACGGTTCTAATATAAGAAGAATGTTATTTGAACCTTTTGGTAGAAGTACTGCAAGTATGCTTTCAAATGAAATAGATAATGCTATTACTACATATGAACCGAGAGTAAAAGTAGAAGAGGTTATATGTACGCCAAATATTGATCAACACACATATGATGTTGAAATTAGATTTTATGTCATTGGTATTACACAAATACAATCTATGGGTGTTGTTCTGGAGAGGTTGCGATAATGTCATTTGTTTGGGTTGCGCCTGGTGTTATAAAAGATGGACAGGGTGTTGCGGCAATTACACCAAACCCAGCAGCTGCAGCTGCGGGGGTCACAATAAGTGGTTCTGTTCCAATTCTAGAAGGCAGTGTTGTTGCACCACACGGTAGTCACACAGGGACAATAACAATTGATCCGTCTACATGTGCAAAAGCAACAGTCACTATCGCTGGACTTAGAGTTGCAATAGCAACAACAACAGCTACATGCGGTGGAGGAATTGATCCTGGCCCGCCGCCGAAAACTCTAAGTCCAACAGTAAGTATAATTTAATAGGATAAAAAAATGCCAGTTAAAAATGTCACCGAATTAGACTATGCTGACATTAGAGAGAATCTAAGAGTCTTTTTGCAAAATCAGGACGAGTTTTCTGATTATAGTTTTGAAGCTTCTGGTCTATCTACTTTGGTAGACCTACTTGCTTATAATACACATTATAATGCAGTGTTGGCCCACATGGTGGCAAACGAGGCATTTCTTGATTCTGCTGTAAGAAGAAATTCTGTAGTATCTATTGCTAAGACTATGGGTTATACTCCAAGGTCAACTAGGTCTTCCGTAGCAACAATTAATCTTACTGTTCGACCCCCGGCTTCTTATACAAGTAGTACATTACAGTTGCCAAGAGACAGTGTATTTTCCAGCACAGTGAATGGAAAAAGTAGATCGTTTGTCCCCCAAGATGATTATACGGTGACCAAGAGTGTTGTCGATGGGGTATCTGCTTTTAGATTTGAAAACATACGGTTGGTGGAAGGAACTAGAACCACAACTTCTCAGATTATTACTAACACCACTACTTCTGGCCCAATTGTTCTTGAAAATGATAACATCGACACCACGACAATCAGGGTCAAAGTTCAGACTTCTACTCGCAACGCATCTACAGAAACCTTCAACATCGTTGACAATGTTTTGGATGTCACATCTACATCTAAAGTTTTCTATTTAGATGAAAGAACTGATGGACACTATCAAATCGTTTTTGGTGATGATGTTCTTGGCAAATCATTAGAAGTTGGAAACATTGTAATCGTTGATTATGTTGTGTCAAATGGTGCAGACGGAAATGGTGCTAGAGTTTTTAATTACCCGTCTGCAATTTCTGCCGTTGGCGAAAGTGTAAGTAGTGAACTTATTTCTGCATCTGCTGGTGGATTTGCCGCAGAAACAGCCGATAGTATTCGATTCAATGCACCAAGATTTAATGCTTCTAAGGGTAGAACAATAACTAAAACTGACTACGAATCTACCATAAAACAGTCTAATCCAAATATTAAATCGGTTGCCGTTTGGGGCGGAGAAGATAATATCCCACCCATTTATGGAAAGGTTTTTATTTCTATGCAGCCGCAAGATAATTTTGTTATCACTGAAGACGATAAAAAAAATATAAGAAATTCTGTTCTTAATGATAGAATGCCTATTGGACTGACACCAGAATTTGTTGATCCAGAGTATGTTTATATTGGTATCAATGCGAGCGTTACATACGACCAAAAATTAACCACGTTGTCATCGGATTCTTTGAAGTCACTAATTGTTCAAAGAACAGAAAATCATTTTGAGACGAACGTAAATGCTCTAAAAAAGAATTTTTATTATTCTAGATTAACAAAAGATATCGATGCTATTTCAGAATCTATCGTTGCAACTGGAATTGAAATGAGATTGATTAAGAAATTGAATCCAGTCTTAGGTGGTGTTGCGAGATATGAACCAAAATTTAATAACAAAATTTTACCTCTGTCTATCAGATCAAATTATTTTACTGCTGATTTAAACGGTTCTAAAGTAGAAGTATTTTTGTGCGACAAACCAAACCCAGATGTTATCGCACCAGTGTACAGTGGTAGGGGTATACTGCAATTGAAAACAAAAATAAGGGGCGAAATTGTAGACAAAAATGTTGGGACTATTGACTATGATACTGGAGCACTTGATATAGTTGATTTGAGAATAGACTCAATTAGTGGTGCTGGAAATAGTATTTTCAGAGTTGTCTCTACTCCACACGAATCTTCTAAAAATATCTCTACCGATATTCTTGTTAGAACAACAGAGGAAGCGGATTATGCTGTTTTTGCACAACCAGCGAGAAACATCATCCTTCAACTAGATGATGCTGCCGAAGATGTTGTAAATAATATTCGCAAAGGTTTGAACGTAACAATGGTTCCAAGAGTAAGCGATGAGTAATCATACAGTCCCTACATTTAAGGAATACATCAAAGAGATATTTGTTGTAACATCTGGCTCAGGATATTCTGAACCCCCAACACTTATCATTCCTCCTCCAGATCGCAGCAACGATGAACCTGTTCAAGCTGTTGCAAAGGTAGTTGTTACTGGGGGAAGTATTACTGAAGTTAATATTATAGAGGACGGTGATGGGTACATCGAAGCACCAGTCCCCTATGTTGTCGGATTTCCTACTGATTACTCTCTGATATCTGATCCCAGCACTGAAATTGATGCTGGTACATATATCGGCATTCCAACCACTACTGATTCTGCTGACGGTTCTGGGTTGACAGTAAACATAACTGTTGACGAATTTGGTTACTCTACTTTTTCAACCAATGATGATGGTAATGCACTATACAGAGAAGGAGATAGGATTACTATCGACCCAATTGAGATGGGTGGGATGGAAGATGATCCAGAAATTATTGCATCTATTGTAAAAATCAATAATGGATCAGGAGCTACATTTAGTACAGAAATTGATAAAGTTTTTAAAAACTATGTTTATGCTCAACCAAAAATATCTCCATTTGTTGGCGAACAAATTCCAGAAGTATTACAAGAAGAGTTTCCCCTCTTCAAAACTCTGTTTGAAAAATATTATGAGTTCATGGAACAAACGAACTCAGTTGACAATACTAAACACGGCCCGTTAAAAGTACTCCAAGATTTTTTATCAAAACTCGATGTTGATTTTAATGATGATGGAAGTATAAACACTGATGATAATTTTATCAGAGAATTTTTCCATGATTATGCTAAAGACTTTCCATTAAATCAAGCAGCGAAATTATCAAGAGTAATAAAAGATATTAATAGTTTCTACACTGCTAAGGGTAGTGTGGAAGCTACGAAATACCTTTTCAAAGTTTTGTATAATGAAAATGTTTCTTTAAGAAATTCTGGACAATTTGTTTTAAGGCCGTCCTCAAACAGATGGAGACAAGATTATGTCGTAAAGGTTTATGAGGCTCAAGTCCCAAATGTAGATGATTTGCAGGGAAAAAGAATTGACATTCATTATGCTGTATCCGAAGGCGCCGCAACAAATTACTATAAAAAAACTACTACTGTTCAGCGAGTTAAAAAGATATCATATACTTCCCCACAAGTATATGAATTGACTCTTGATCTTCCCGCCACTTTCGATATCGTTGGGCCTGGAGTAGGTCAATCTGGATATGACGAACAACTGCTAGCTTATGTATCTGGCGAAATATCTACAATAACTGGTACTGGTTCTAATGGATCATTTGAAAACCCCAGTTCTTCTGTTGTAGACGGGATTTACACTGTAACCGATGCAGACTATGAAAGTTATCTTGATGTTGAATATACTAACAATACCGTGTATGAAGTCGGCACATATGTAAAAGCAAACTCAAAAATATACGTCACGGTGAACGAAGGAACCACCGATTCTGTTGGTACTGGCCCAACACATGAATCTGGTGATGAACTAAATGGGACTTCTAAATTTAGATTTGTAAGTTTTGATTCGCACAAAACAACGGATAGTTCTGGAGGAGAATTCACTGTTGTTATTTCTGGAAATTCTGTTTCCAATATTACTGTGGTCGATAATGGAACCAACTTTCAACCAAACGAAATAATTGAAATACCCACCACATTTTTTGGTGGAAGTGGTACGCCATCTGTAAAATTTAAAGTAGATCAAATATCTTCTGGTAAGATTGATAATGTTTTAATTTTGGATGGCGGTACTGGATTTAGTGCAAACCCAAGTGTTACAATACGACCAAATTCTTTAGACACCATTTCTTCTAATGCAGTAATTGATACTCGACTAACAGATGGTACAATTACTTCAACTGTCTTTGTTGCTAATCAACAGGGTAGAGGATATAACAACAGACCAGATTTAGCAATAAATGTTGCTTCTATTTTAACTTATATTACTCTTGAGGGGGAGTCTGGGTTCTTTAATATTCGAGCCTATCCATCCAGAGTTCTTAATTCTGCATCATTTAATTCTATTGCAGAAGGTTCTTCTACAACCAACGGTGGTTTTAAAGTAGGACAAACATTTAAAATTTCCGAGACTGGAGACATTCTTGGTGTCTATGCTATTGATTATTTTGCTGAAGATTATACTTTAACTGGCATTGATAATAAAGGATATATCAAAATATCAAAAGTTGACTCCAATGGATATCCATCTGCTTTTGATATTATCGCAGTTGGTGTTGGATTCTTCCGTGCCGACTTCCAATTCAATATTACTTCGAATACTGGCAATACTTGTGTTATTGATTTAACAACTGGATTTAATGCACTACTTGCTGGAGTATACGAAGACGCAGGAAGTTTCTTATCGGATGCAAACAGATTGTTTGATAATAGAATTTATCAAAACTTCTCTTATGAAATTGAAAGCGAAAGACCACAATCAGAGTGGAATGATTATGTAAGAAGAGCTGCTCACCCAATTGGATTTGGACTTTTTGGTAATTTACAAATAAGACAATCTGTTGATCTCTCTGGCAATTTTAATGTCGAAACAGATGTCTACATGTTCTTCAAGTATCCAGATATTGAAACGGTATTAATTTCTGACGAAGATGTTACTAGGGATTTTTCTAAGAACGATGTCATAGAGTCCATATTCCCAGGCGATGGTTTTGCTGATAGACAAAATATTGCAAGTGTTGTTAATAAACTGGATATACATGCTGTCAGATCAGATGGCGTTGGAGCTAACTCAGAGTTTGGGCCATATACCTTTCAGGGTACAGAAGTAGAAAACTTCTATGCTACTTCTGATGGTTCAACGCTTGGTGATCCATACTTCTTTAGATATCCAAATGAAAATGATGACTATGTGGAGAGACTTCAAACTGGTGACTACTTCTTAGAAGATTATGTGTTACTAGGAAATCCTTATAAAGATATTGAAATGGTGTTCGATTCCACCAACGTTGGTGGATATGCAACAGACTATTTCTTGGAGGATTATGTACAGTTCCTTAATCAAGACCCAGAGAGAGGAACAGAACTATTCCAAATTAACGATGTAATTACCTCGTTGAATGTTGAGATTGAAGTCACGGGAGGCGCCAGTGCAGTAGATACTCTCTATGCTACTTCTGACGGCACAGCGCTTGGCGATCCCTACTTCTTCCAGCATGCCAATCCAGATGACGATTATGTAAGAAGAACCCTTCCAAGTGGGGAGACGATTCTAATCGATGATTCGCTTGTTCTGTCTTTCGTATTCTTTAGAAATCCATCTGATTCTGTAGAGTTGGATGACACATCTATTCTCTTTGAAAGAGGAAGACTAGTAGATGATTCCGTTACGATGGAAGATGATGCGGTTGAACTTTTCAAAGAAAAATTACAAGAAAATAGAGTTGCTGTTATACAAGACTTGTCCATAGAATCGTTTGGAAAGAATTTGACAGATACTTTTGACGTAGATGATTCAACATCATTTGATATAACCACCATCCAGTCCGATTCTCTAAGAGTTCTTCAAACAGTTTCTATAGAGGCTCAACCAACTTTATCTGACGCATTCTCTACTGCGGATACAATCGATGGACTAAATATTGGAGTCATTCCAGCACAAACTTTCTCTGCTGGAGATTCGATAAACAACTTTGATATTACAACTTTATCGACTGACACCATTGGATTAAATGATTTGACTGCATTTGAATCTACAAATACGAAGTCGGATATATTTAATGTTGATGATGAGGGTAGTCTCATATCACAATCATTCACAGTAGACTTAACATATTTTGCGGAAGATTATGTGGCGGATACTGTAGTAAACTTTTAAAAAGTTTTATAAATAAGTAAATCAAGGCAAAACAAAATCCCAAAGGAGAACAAACATGTTACAATCTAGTGCCTTTAATGCAAAGGGTAAACTCACTATCGAACAGTTCGATAAGGACGGAAACCTGATTCACACTCAAGACACAACCAACGTTGTTGTTGCTGATGGTCTTGACTATATCGCATCTCGTATGAAAGATGCAACCGCCACTGCTATGTCTCACATGGCTATTGGTTCAGACACCACTGCTGCCGCATCTGGCGACACTGCTCTTGGTGGTGAACTTGGTCGGGTTACACTTACGTCCACCACAGTTACGAGTAATGCAGTAACCTATGTTGGAGATTTTCCTGCTGGCACTGGTACTGGTGCTGTTGTTGAAGCTGGTATCTTGAACAACTCTACTGGCGGTACTCTTCTTTGCCGGACGGTATTTTCAGTTGTGAATAAAGCAGCGGCGGATACGTTAAAAATTACTTGGACGCTGACCGTAAGCGACTCCTAATAATTAATTAGGAGTTTGCCTAATGGCTATATTAATACGAGACCAAGCTAGGGTACAACAAGCTAGGTCGTTTTATAGAGATATCTACAACGGAAATGATAGATATTATCTAGCGGCCTCTCGTACTCAAACTTGGACAACAGATACATCACCCGACACATCTTATGATAATCGGGTTGATATTTCTCAGTTTAGGCGTGACATTCTTTTTGTAAAGAAAGTCCAAAACGCCGATGTAGCCATGCTTGCTAGAAGAATAGATTGGGTAAGTGGCACGGTTTATGATAAGTATGACGATGCACTAAGTCCAGAAAATCTTAGTAATTCTGGTGCTGACAATCTACAAGATGCAAATTTTTATGTGCTTACAGATGATTATAATGTCTATAAGTGTATGGATAATAATTCCAACACTGCTAGTACAGTAAAACCAGATGGAACAGGTACAGAAATATTTGAATCTATTGATGGTTATAAGTGGAAATTTATGTTTCAAATCGGTTCTTCCGACAGAACTAAATTTCTATCGGACAATTACATGCCAGTTAGAAAAGTATCTGGGTCTGGAGAACCATCATTTGATATCAATGGTGAGATAGATTCTATAACTATAAGCAATGGTGGAACTGGATATACTTCTTCTCCTATTGTTACCATACAGGGAGATGGTGTTGGTGCAGTAGCTACTGCAACCGTTTCTGGTGGTGCTGTTAGTGCAATAAATATTACCAATGGTGGGTATGGATATAGTTTTGCTGACGTTGTTCTAACCGGCGGTGGGTATACTAGCATTGCAAGGGCTGATGCTAATTTGGGGTCAACAGAAAGTCCCACCTTGCAGACCGCTGTAGAAAGCACAGCAGTTGGTGGAACAATTGACAATATATTAATTACTGATCTTGGTTCTGATTATGTAAACGGAGATACTACTATTACCATCGAAGGAGATGGCGAAGGTGCCGATGCTTCTATTTTTATAAACTCAAACGGAAATGTAGAGTCTGTTTCTATTACGAATCCAGGCAGCGGATATACGAAAGCAAATGTTGTTTTAAATCAGGTTTCTGGCGGAGGTAGTGGAGCATCCTTCAGAATAATAATTTCTCCTTGGGCTGGTCACGGTGCAAATCCACAACAAGAATTGTTTGCTAGAAGAGTAGGTATTACCGTTTCATTTGATAATGATTCACAAGACTTAGTAACTGGCAATGATTACAGGCAGGTTGGTCTGTTAAAAAATATTTATCAGTACGATACAACTACACTGTTTGCAGAAGCAACTGGTAGTTCTTGCTGGACTATTGGAACAAACGCCCCCACTAGTTATGAACCAGATGATATTATATCTACAGAAAGTAATGGGGAATTTGTTGTTACTCAAGTTAGAGACGGAAATACCGATGGTACAGATGATACCGTATATCTTTTGGAAACGGTTGCTGGAATATCAAACTCTGATCTTCTCACAAATATTACTAAGGACATCTCTGGATTGACTATAAATAGTAATACTCTCACACAACCAGAAATAGATACTAGTTCTGGTGAATTACTATACTTCGATAACAGAAAACCGATCACCAGAGATGAGGATCAAGTTGAAACCGTAAAATTAATTTTTACGTTCTAGGGAAAAAAGATGGCAATTAATCTAAACGTATCTCCATATTATGACGATTTCGATCCGAATAAAAAATTCAATCGAGTTGTCTTTAAGCCTGGCGTTGCTGTTCAGGCTCGTGAACTTACACAGATGCAAGATTATTTTTATGAAACCATAAAAGATTTTGCTGATTATGTATTTGTAGATGGTGCAGCTGTTCGTGGTTGCGAGGCAGAACCCCTAATTGTTGATTATGTGAAGATCAACGATACGGACTCAAACGGAAGTACGGTCTCAAATGATACTCTTGCAAATTATATTGGTGACAAACTTGTAGGTTCTACGACTGGTATAGAAGCGATTGTCTACGATGTAAAAACTGGCGTTCAAACAGAAGTTACCGACAAAAAAGTTATCTACCTTCAGTATGTGAAGGGGAACGAAGAACTCAGGGGAGACGGTATCAATAAAAGATTTGATTCTGGAGAAACCCTTACTGTTGTAAGTACAAATTCTGATAGAAATGGTGATACATTTGTTGTAAATACTGATACTGATTTAACCAGTTTCACAAACAACTTTTATGGTATGATCTTGGACTTCAGTATGCCAGAAGGCGTATTGTATGCACAAGGTCGTTTTATTAAACACGAAACACAGAAAATTAGATTAGACCCATATACAGCAAAAGTCAACTACTTTCTGGGTGTAGTTCTAAACGAAGAAATTGTAACATCTGATGACGATGGCACTCTTCTTGATCCAGCTACTGGCGCATTTAATTATAATGCACCTGGCGCAGATAGAACAAAAATTACTACCACACTTACAAAGGTTCCTTTTGGTAGTGAATACGCTAATAGTACTTTCTACAAACTTGGTGACCATGTTGCTTACGAAGGAAATATTTACGAGGTTACTTCTGCTGGTACTTCTCCTTCTAGTGATGGAGCTCCAGTACATCTTTCTGGTTCCGTAACAAGTGGTTCCGTAGAATTTACCTATTATGAATTTCCAGAAAATTTTACTTCTGTTTATAAAATTGTAAACGGAAGACTTCAGAAAAAACTAAATGAAGAATTAAAAGAACTTTCTGAACTAGGAAAAACTTTAGCTAGAAGAACCAGTGAAGAATCTGGTGATTATGTTATTAATCCATTCACGTTAGAAATCATCGAACACCTTAGAACCGTAAGGGGCGTTACTTTTAACCTTAGCACTGATGAGTCTTTTGCTAGAGGAACATTTGTAAATCACAATGGAAATCTCTACGAGGTAGTCAATGGTAATGGCACCTCTGATCATACAATTCCACCAACCCACACCGAAGGCACTGCAACTTCTGGAAGTGTTGTTTTTCAATACCGTGGAGACTCCTATAGAATTGACAATGATGGATATCATTATGCAACCGATGCAACAGACCCAGGCGATCCAAACTTTGTAGTTGCTAAGGTATCCCCAGGCATTGCTTATGTTGACGGGTATCGCAGAGAGTTCATACAAAACAATTATGTCAAAATAAGAAAAGGAACGTCAACAAAAATTCAAGAAGCGTTAGATGTCTCTTTGTCTTATGGTAATTTTTTCGATTGTGTTGAAGTTGTTGGTAATTGGAACTTAGAACAAGGCGCTCAAGTACAACTTGGACACTATGGGGTTAGTCCGAACCTAAGTCCAGCTTACGCTGCTACTGGGGACGGTGATCCAAACAATTATGGCAGTGGTTCTTTTGGTTCTACTTCTGCTCCTGCCACCGTTCTCGGAACGTGTAGAGTTCGCAGTGTAAAACACATTGGTGGAACTATTGGAACAGCTAGTGCTGTACACCGAATTTTTGTTTATGATGTAAAACTTCGTGGAGGTGATCTCAAAGATGCTAGAGTTCTTTTCTATAATGATCCCAACGGAAACAACGGTGTTGCCGATTTACTTCTCTATGATTTAAACGGAGACGGATTAGGGGATTCTGCCTTCTTACAGGCATCGCAACAAAATAGAATGGTGTTCCCAGTATCTTGGATGGCAACTAAAACTCTATATGCTGCTGGTGCTGGTACTCTCGATACGCAGTATTATTACACCGAAGAATTTAATATTTCAACTCTCGGTGATGGAACTTTTGAGATTTCAACTTCTTCCTTGGGATCAGAAGTAACCCTACCCTATTCTAGTTCTCCCACACAAGGAGAGTTGGACAATTCTTTCTATGTAGTTACCAAAAATGTTGTCACTATTAATGGCACTGCCTATTCGGCCGGACAACAGGTTAGACTCACTCCATCAATGGTAGTTGGACATACCACTCAACAGATGGACTTTGACCTTGGAACCGTAAGTGGAGCTGTTGATCTTTACATTCAAGTAAAATTGAAAGTGGTTGATGCTGAACCAGTTCAGAAAAACTACAATATTAATAGATACGTCAAAATTCGTACAAATGATAATGCCGGTGGAGCTAATGGCCCGTGGGGTCTTGGTATTACAGATGTGAAGGAAATAGTATCGGTTTATATCACAGATTCAGATAACAATGCATATTTGGATGATGACGATGATCCAGTTGATTTCAAAGACGAATTTGTTTTGGATAATGGCCAGCGAGATAGCTATTATGGCCACGCCCAATTAGTTAAAAAGGGCAGTTCAACTCTCAATACTACTAACAAGTATATTACAGTTAAATTAAGTCACTTTGTTCCAGACTATAGCAGTTCAAACGGAACATACTTTGCCGTTGATTCGTATCCAGTAGATGATACTGGTTCTACTGGAATATACACATTTGAAATTCCATATTACAGATCACAAAAACTTGGTACTTATGATCTGCGAGACTGTATTGACTTTAGACCATATGTAAAAAATACTGCTGTTTCTGCGAGCATTCTTGCAGCTGCAACACAGAATCCATACAAGACAGAGGAACTAGAACTCCCAACAAACGGAATTCAGTACCCGATTACGTCTACTCCATTTACTACCGATGTTGAGTATTATCTGCCAAGAACAGATAGACTTTATATTAGTAAAAATGGAACGATGAAAATAGTAGAGGGTGTTTCTGACATACCCTCTAGACCCCCCGTATTGAAAGAGGGGATGCAAATCGCTGAGATTAGGATTCCTCCATATCCATCTATAGCTAGAAATCTTGCTGTTAAGTTTGGAGTAGTAGAAAAATCTGTTGGTTTCTTCTTGAAGGGACAAACAAGAAGATATACAATGAAGGATATTGGTGCCATCGAAAAGAGAATTGGTAGGCTGGAATATTACCTAGCACTGTCTCTTATGGAAATGGCTGCAAAAGATAAGGTTATCCTAGACGCAAATAATAACGATAGATTTAAAAATGGTATATATGTAAACCCATTTGACAGTGATCTACTAAGTGATATCGCTGATCCAACTTACAATGCTGCTTACAACTCTATGAAAAAAGAGATGGCGCCAAACTTTGATGAGTCGGAAATATCCTTGATGTTGAATGCCAACTATGGAAATAGTGGTTGGTCTTATATGGGACAACATATCACACGACCATATGAAATAGCTGATCTTTTAGAAAACAGATTTGCCACAAAAACTAGAAATTGTGTTGGTGAACTATTGTTTAACTACACTGGTAAAATGGAGTTGTTCCCCAGATCGGATAACTGGGCAGAAACATCAAACCTACAACCAATGAACTTGACTGCTAGTAACCAAGCTGGTGCTCAGGCGGTTGCAGCTAGTGTCAATGCATCACAAAACATTGTTGGTTCTAGTACTACTTTTGAAATGGGTGCTGTTGTAAATACTGGTACTCCTTGTAACCCCTCACAACAATTCGTGCCAGGGGCAAGTAACCAGACAACCAACACAGTTGACATCACTCAAGGGAATGACGGTTCATTCCAAGTCTCAGCTGATGCTCCCATAACTGGTGGATTCCCGCAAACAATGGTTCCTGTTGGTGGTGGAGGTATGTGGGAACAGGTTGGTGAGGGACAGATAGATGTTTCTATCTCTGGTGAGGTTAATGTAAATGGTAGTTATGACCAAATTGTAACTACACAAGACATTCAAGCTTCAACTACTAACTATTTGTTGAATGCTTCTGCTACATCTGCCGGTTCTCTTGAATTTAATATTGGTAATGTTGTTAGAGATGTAAGTCTACTTCCTTACATGAGAAACAAAAAAATTGGTGTTCGTGTTACAGCAATGAAACCAAACACCAGATTGTATGTTTACTTTGATAATGATAATGTTACTGAGTTTTGTGCTCCCGCATATGTAGAAGATTATATTGACACTACAGACGAAACAGAATCGCTAAATAGTGGATTTGATAGTCTTACTTCGGTCTGGGCATCTGGGTCTCAGGGAGATGGTTCTGTATTTGAACAGTGTATATATCCACCAACTATCAGAACAGATATTATTACGAATGAAGGCGGAGATGCTGCCTTCATACTTGATTTGCCTGGCAATAGATTCCCAGTGGGAACCAGAAGAATCTGGGTAGTAGACGATCCTCAAAACAGAGATAACTTTATTACCACTCAAGCAGAAAATCAATACTCCGCTTTTGGTTTGCATCAAGCAACTCAAGAAGTTAGTTTGACTGCTGAAATTTATACAGTAGAGTATGGCACTACAGCCGTAGATGGTGGAACTTCTACTGTAGGTACTGTTGTTACTGATGTGAAAAACACCAATGCAGAAATAAATGTATCTATTGACGACCTAGAAGCTAACATCGATGTTACTCAACCGCAATTTATTTTCCATCCACCTAGGCAGTTTGGTGATCCAATAGCTCAATCTTTCACTGTTGAGAATTCTCCTACGCCAGTTTTCTTGTCTCAGGTAAAAGTATTCTTTAGAGAAAGACCAGGCGAAAAAGATGGAGTAACTTTGCCAGAAACTCTTCTGTTTTCTGACGTATCGGCTACAGAACTCAAAATTGGCAGATCATATAAAATTGTAGAATCTGGAAACACCGATTGGGCTGATGTTGGAGCATCTAGTAGTGATGTGGGTACAATATTTACCGCAACTCAGGCTGGTACTGGTACTGGTGTTGTTCAGCCCACCATTGGCGGTATTACAATGGAAATAAGAAAGTGTCTGAACGGATATCCGACCAAAGAAATTTTAGGTACATGTACTTTGTCGCATCAGGCAGTAAAAACTACACCAGATATTTCTGGTGGTAATGCAACCAATTTTGATTTTAGGGCGCAATACGCTACTACATTCTATTTTGGAGATCAAACTTACGCCGTGGGAGTCACTGGTCAAAACAGTAACATCAATGGTAGACCAGTTGTATTAGACCCAACAGAAGAGTATGCATTTGTACTGTTGCCACAAAACAACAACCCGAATTACAATATTTGGGTATCTAAGTTAGGCGAAAATAAGATTGGTACTCAATCGGATAGAGTTACCGCTGATGAAACATACAGTGGTATGTTGTTTACTTCTTCTAACAACAGAACGTGGACACCACACCAAGGTGAAGACATCAAGTTTGTTATGTATGCTAATACTTTCCCCACTGGTACTGGTACGGTAGAAGTTGTCAACGAACACGCAGAATTTGTGATCGGTGAAGAATTCACTGGAGGAAAACCAGACCCATCTAGGCCTGGAACTTGGTATAGTTTCAACCACACTATCAATGAAGGTGGTGTCAATTACGCAGTCGGAGATACCATAACTCTTGATACATCTAGAAACAGATGTCCAAAGGGTATCATATTTGAGGTAACCGAGATTGACAGTGGTCTGGGTACTGGTGGTGGTGTTGTTACTGCTGTAAAACCGATACAGTATCACGATGGATCAAAAGACTCATTTGAGGCGAAACCCTATACATTTGGTTCTACCGATGGATCAAACAATACTTTCATACAATCCACAACTAGTGGAGGCGGAGCTGGATTTGAAATAAATCTTTCAATCAAATCAATGAGAATGAAAAAGATTGATAATCAAAAAAATAGATACGATTTCATTTTACCAGAATCTACCAACTTGTTTGATGTAGATGATATTCTTGTTGACGGAGACACCACTTTGTTGCCAAGAGCAGATGAACTTTGGTGGTGTGATCAAGTGAATAGGAAGTCCATGTATATTCAACAGGCTGGACTCAAAAAGATTATTAATACATCTAGAACATCAATGACTGTAAAAGAGTTTATTGAAACCGATATAGCTATTGGCAGAGCCGTCACAAACTCCACTGGTACGAATACTCGTGGAAATGAATTCGTAAACATGACACCAACTCTATTTACCGACACTTCCAGAGAAGCAGCTATTTACTCTTTGAGTGAAGAATTAGGATTTACTGGTACTGATATTTGGTCTAAGAAGAGTTATAGACATCATGTTGTTCTGACTAATACGAATCCAAATGTATCTCCAATTCTAAATCCTTCTAGATTTTCTGCTATTGTACGAGAAAACGTTATTAATAATACTTTTACTGATGAAGAAACTCCTTTGGGTGGTCAGGCTAAATCCAGATTTATCAGTAAGATAGTTAGACTCGCTGATGGTCAGGAAGCGGACGACATAAAACTTTCTGTTTCTCTGTTTACTCCGCCTGGGTCTAGTGCAAAAGTATACTTTAGAGGATTGCACCCACATGATGATTCTGATATTAGGAGAGAATTAAATTGGATTGAAATGGAATATGATGAAGCAAATCCAAATGGAGCTCCTGCTGCAAAAACTTCATTTATTGATTTGGATTACAAACTTCCCAGTTCTGCTTTAAATGCTGAAGGAAAGTTTTCTTATAACACTGATAGGATTTCTGCTGTTACTATTACTAACAGCGGCAGTGGTTATGCTTCTATTCAAGAGGTTCCTCTTTTCATATCTGGGGGTGGTGATGTAGCAATAAAATCTTTGAGTTCTGGTGCAATAAATGAAGTGGAAATTGTAAACCCAGGCTCTGGATATAATGGCGTTGCTCCTACTATTCAAGTTGGATACGAACATGAACTTGCTGAGACGTATCAAACTGGTCAATTGGTTGCTTACGGTGGAAACACATATGAAGCAATTGTTGGAGGTATAACTGCTGCTGTGTCTGGTTCCGAACCTACTCATACCAGTGGTACTGCTACCGATGGTACTATTACTTGGCAATATCGTGGTACACAGGCTACAATGACTGCAACAATAGATACAGCAGAATTTGTTCAATTCAAATATTTCCAGTGTAAGATCGTTTTCTGTGCAGAAAATACTTCTTTAGTGCCAAAAGCAAAACAACTTAGAATGATTGCTTGTCAGGCTGGTGCAGTGTAATGAGTATAAATAAGTCAATGAATAGACCAATGATGGATAACGAAGTATCTTCGGAACAGTATACCAGAGACCCTCATTCTGGTGCTCTTTTATCTGTGGATCACGCTGGTCTTCAACGATATAAAAGAAAAATAGCTTCTGACATTAGAGGAAAAAAACAAATTTCCGAAATGTCAAATGATATAAATAGTTTGAAAGAAGAACTCAAAGAAATGAAAAACCTCTTGAGCACGTTTTTAAATTCTTACAACAAAAATGACAGATAGGGACTAAAATGGCTACGATTACTTTAAGGTCAGCAAAAGGGTCTCCACTTACTAACACCGAAGTGGATACAAACTTTACCAACCTAAACAACGACAAATATGAGTCTGGTGATAACGCTTCTTTTGGTACTCTAAGTGCTACTGGAAATGTAACATTTGGCATTGCTGCTTCTGTTACAGCTGCTGGTACTACTCAGGGAACTGCAACTGCAATCACAAAAACTTATAATATTGTCGAAACCGCTTCTGCGAATCAAGGTGTTGTACTTCCCTCAGCTGCTGCTGGTTTGATCATCAATATCTACAATACTAGTGGTGCTACTATCAAAGTTTATCCCACTTCTACTGAGACCATTGATGGTGGCGCCGCAAACGCAGCCGTTGAACTGGTGACAGACAATGGTTCTGAGTTTGTTGGTACTGGAACTGGTGCTTGGCAACAGGTAGGTTCTGGTGGTAACAACGTGGAAGACTTTACTATCAATGGTACTGCTTCACTTCTTGGAGACTTGAAGGTTGGTGTAACTGCTTCTGTTTCTTCTGCTGGTACTTCCCAAGGAGATGCTACTGCACTCACAGAAACTTTCAACGCAATTACTACTGTTGGCTCTTCTTCTCAGGGTGTAAAACTTCCTGCTGCTGCAGCTGGACTTACTATTGTTGTTGCTAACACAACTTCAACCGATTGTAAATTGTATCCGAATACATCTGATACGATCAATGGCGGAAGTTCTAACGTTGCGGTAACTTTGCCCGCACATACAACATTTACTTTGACATGCAAAGATACTACAGATTGGATCAGACATCGTGGACTCGCTGTGTTCAACTCTAGTGGTACATTGATTAACTAAGGAGTTTATAGATGGCTGGCCCAATAACACTAAAAGCAGGTTCATATCCAGCTGCCGCAGATGGTTTGCAAGGATTTCGTGAGCTTACTAATACCGAAATTGCAAACCAAATTGCTGGTGTTATTACATCAAAGTTTGCAACTGATACTGATGGAACTGGTACTGCCGAACTCGTAGTAACTACTGGAAGTCTTTCTGCTGGAGTTACTAACATTGGTTCTTTCTCGGATAGAGTGAGACAGGAATCGGTTGGAGCTCATCCAGCAAGTGGCGCTATTAGCACTACTACAAACACTTTCGGTCAGGTGAATACTGTTTTATCAGAAAATCCTACCAGACCTTTGAGATGGAATGGGTCTGGAGTAGAAGAAAGTAGTGATGGAGAAATTGACACAGAAATTTTAGATATTGTTATTAATGCGATGGTATCAGAAGATGCTAATACTGTAGGTCAGTATAAAATTGACACATCTTCTCCGGCTGGAGGAACGTGGACTGCTAGATATACTATCACTGATACTCAGACAGATGGCACAACTGTCTCATATTATTTGTGGCAAAAAACTGGTGTTACCACTAATGCTGGTACTGATAGTAATCTCCTGTTAAAATCTGATGACTTTGGTAATGTCACAGAAATGTCAGTTGCTGATGTAGAAACGCTGGATAATAGTTTTAGAAACAGAATTATCTCTTCTGGTGTAGGAACATATCTTGTTCAGACTGGTTCGCCCACAGACCCAGGCACATGGGTTCAAATGGGTGGAACAATGACAGACAACCTCAAAGATATTACAAATGTAAATTATGCGGGTGGTTATACTGGTACATATACTGGTTACTATGACAGATTCTTCTCTGGATATTTAAACGGGTCTTATGCTGGTAGTTATTCTGGTACATATACTGGTTACTATGCTGGTGCTACGATTCAGTCTTCATCTTCTACACAAGAAACAAAACAACTTTTCTTGAGAACCGCTTAATCAATTGACATATATAATAGTGAGTGTTGTGGTGACACTCACTATTTTTTTACATTATGAGGAATATTATGTCAGACCTCCCCAAGTACAAAAATCCTAGATGGGTCGATAAAGAAACTCGCCGAGTATGGTGTGAAATTCTTGTCGGAGAAAGATATCATCAATGTAATATTAATGCTGGCAACCCAGAAGAGGGTCTTGTCAATAAAGATTTTGATAATATCATGGAAGAGTTTGGTGAAGAAGTTCTTGATGAGAATACCAAACTTTATGAAGAAAATTTAGATGAAGATCGAAAGAAGGCTGAAGAAGCTAGAGAAGTTCACATCAATCGGATCAAACAAGAAACTCTCTTTGAGATGAAACTTGAAGCATTTGAGATTGATCTAATCAAAGAATCTCCCAACAAAGAATTAAAAAAACTTCTTAGAAAAGCTAAAACCGTTGTTGAGGTTCAGGCTTACGCAACACTTTTATTACAAGAAGCTATCTCTAATTCTGAATGAACGGATATCTATACGTTGCAACGGTGAGAAAAGAATATTATCTCGCCGCCAAAGAGTCAGCTCTTTCGCTCCTCGACTTTAATCCAGAAGCAAGAATAACTTTATTCGCACTAGAAGAATGGATTGAAGAAGAAGACCACGAAATCTTTGATCATATTATAACTGACATCCCCAATCATGTTAGAACAAAGTTGTGGGCTTTGTCAAGAACTCCATATGATATCACCATGTATATTGATTGTGATACTTACATTCAACATGAAGATATCAAAGATGTCTTTGGTTTTATAGGCAACAACGATATTATCTTTACCAAAAATCGTCCATACAATGCTAAAATAACAAAACTAAATGATACGGAAGAAATGGTTTATCACTGTGGTGTTTTTGTTTATAAAAAGAACGCAAAAACAGTTGACCTCATGGATGATTGGTATGAGTATTATTGCGAACAAATAAAACCATCTTATGATCCTAGTCCATACACGCACATGGTGAAACCTTGGGATACCTTTACTATGTGGTATCTACTAAATAAAACAGACCACAAAGATAAAATAAAAGTTGGTGAGTTCCCAGAACCAGATGCCAGATGGAACTTTTGTATGGGTCAAAGACCAGAAGAACTTGTGGGACAAGATGTTGTTATCACTCATTATACATTGGGAAGAGTAACTTTAAATGCAAACCATAACCATCAATCAAGAATTAAATAAGATTCTTGAAGACTACATTGTTTGGTTCAACAAAAAAAACTTTGATCTATCTTTTGATGAGAGACGGATTGGAGACAATGATATGGAATATTATTGCTCTCAAGAATATCTTAATGAAGTTATGTCAAAGGGAAACAAACATAAAGGCCCGCCAGAGTTTGCTAAGGTATGTGACTTTCACCTAACTGCAAAGGTTCCAAAAGAAGCCAGAGAAAAATCTTTAGACTTCAGCAAAAATCTATCAGCATATCTTGGTGCAAAGTTTACCGCAGTCCACGTTTATTATCCCGTAGGTGGATTTATGTCTTGGCACAATAACTGGGATTGTCCAGGCTATAACATACTTCTGTCTCATAGTGACGGGGGTGGATTTTTTAAACACCTAGAAGATGGTAAAATAAAAACGATCAATGACCAGCCTGGTTGGTCTGCAAAGGTTGGATATTATGGTGGTAAAGAGGAAGAACCCTATTGGCACTGTGCTGGATCAAATAGTCCAAGACAAACAATAGGGTTTGTTATTCCCGACAAAACTATGTGGGAAATGATGGTAGAGGACATCGAGGGTTAAAAGAAACCCTCTCTCTGCCCGATGATCATGTAACGATCATATTCTTTCTTTCCTTCCCAAGAGAAGTATGTCTGTTGTTTTGTTCCTTCGTATCCAGTTTCGGATATTCCCATCTGTTCTTTCAGTTCTTCAATTGATCCGACACAGTTGATACCGTACATTTCTTCTACCACATTTGAATTCTGTACTGCATAAACCGCTTGTGCATTTTTTCCATTGAGTTCTTGCAGAGGATACATCTGTTCAGTATGAATACAAATTACCACATCAACTTCAATCTTGTTTAAGTTTTCAAATTCAAATGGTACATCAAGATTCCAGTGACGGATGTTGACAAATTTTTCTTGGGCGTAGTGTTTATGAAAAATTTTTGACAGTTCGATTGACTCTTCATCCAAGTCAACCATGTGAATCTGTGATACGTCTAGATTTTCACAGAGAAGAGGAACCATAGGAATCCCCAACCAAGAGTTTAGAATTAGAATTCTTAGGTTGCCAGTTTTTGTGTAATACTCCTCAAGATATTTTTTTAGTTCTTCTACACACCAGACACTAGCTTCCATATTATTTTCCGACAAAGATTGTCTGAAGTCTGCCAGTTTATGTGGCATTTTCTTTTCGATAATATGTAGAGCTTCGCCCCAGTTTTTATAGTTGTTGATAAAATTAGAATTTAACATCTTCACTTTTTCCCATTGAGTCAAATATACAAATATATGGTAGTTCTCTGTATGTATGTCTTTCTATGTCATGCGGAAAAACATATCCCTGATTAAAACTGTACACCCATCCTAGTGGAAACATTTTTGTTTTTACCACCCTTCTGTTGTAGAAGAAGTTGTCAAGGCCTCGATAGTACCACAGTATTTGTTTCTTATACTTGTTAAAATATTCGATCAGTTCTCTAGTATTTAGACTGTCATTCCAGCGCAACACAGATGAGTTCAAGTCAGTGTACTTGTGTGGAATGTGTCTAGTGTCCCTGTACTGTGTTTCTAGATCGTGCCACCATGTTTTTACAAAACACAGACAATCTTCTGGATCATAGTTTACAATATCATCGATGTTCTTTTGGATGATTACGTCCAAGTCAAAGAACATCTTTTCGCCTTTTTGTGTAACAATAGTATCATCAAACAGATACATCTTATTCCACCACTTTTCTAGTTTGTTTCCGCCTGGAAATGACAATACTTTTATAGCGGGGTCTAGGTCTTTTGAATCTTCTGTTAGACAATAGAAGTCAAAGTCGCAACTTATATGTTGCTTACAACTCTCATAGAGTTGATTTACATGAGAAGCAATATATTTGTTGCCCCATTTAACAGTGTAAATATTCATTCACCAGTCCAATGTTTTAGTAGTTGAGGGTCTGCGAGTTCATCTTGTTTTGTGTGACCTCTACTTTTGTCTTCAAAAGGCAAAAGATCAACATTGAACACACATATGATACAGTTTGGTCTGTAGATTCCAACGTTCAAATCATCTTCATCCCATGACCTACCACGGTTATATGAGTATGCCATCCAAGAAGGGAAGTGATCCCACAAGTCTTCGCCGTACCTACCCCATTTCCAAGAGTGATAGTTGTCGGTTCCATCGGTGTATGTGAACCAAATTTTTTCTTGATTCTCTAATACATCATTCCAGATACACTCACACTGATCATCTGACCACACTTGACAAGAACCATTCGTATATGCACCGTGGGCCAATTTAAATTGCCGTGTGGTCATCGGTCTTGGGTCTTGCCACCAAGACTTCATCTTAGTGGGTCTTTCCATGTTGTATGTTAGGACAGGTGTAAGATCACCTTGGATAATAACATCAAGATCAAAAAAAACAAAGCGCCCAGTAGGTTTATCGTCAGCAAAATTATGAGTATTGAAAACAAAAGTTTTAGGACGATCCCAGCAACGTGCCATACCATACTTAAAATCTTCAGTCCCAAACCAATACTTAGGATGAATATTAGGAATATCAGGAAATGGTATAACATTGATGTCAGAGTCAAATCCATCTGAATTGTCCGTGTAACAATAAAAATAAAATTCAAATTCTTCTGGCGTGTTTCTTTTCGCCATTTCTTTTAATCTGTTGACGAAGTGCGGGCCATACTTTGTTCCCCACTTGCAACATACATAATTTACTCTCACTTACACCCTCCGCATTTTTTATTACAAATAGTCAGGGGGTTTCTTTTTAAACTCTGACTAACATTTTCAAAGTCGTTACTATAAATTATCTCGCCAACAGTAAAATTCTTTAAACTATTATACTGCGAATTGTATGTGTAGTCAAGTGGATGATAGGGTAATAATCTACTTTCTAATACATCTCTTGCTATATAGGCACACGGATATGCGCCACTGTCAGCACTAACATAAAAATATCCACTCTTTCTTGCATCGCACCAGACTGCCTCGGACTTCTTCGCCTTTGGTTTTGGTCTACGAACCTCGTCCTTTTGTTTGAACATCTTTAACGTTTCCAAGTTTACGGGGATGTCACTGGCGATAGTTTCTTGTACTATGGGAATGTTTTCCGTCTGTTGCGGATGATCGATATATTCTATTTTATCAACCCAAGTTGGTTTGATAAACGTTTGATCATATGTTTGAACCGTAACGGTAATCCCATTGTCTTGGAAGTATTTACAGATTTCCTCAAAGTGTTCTGATTTGGTAGGGTCTGACAATTCACACATAAGCGTAACCCAATTGACTCTATACCTATCGAAAATCTTTCTGATAGATGAGATTGTATGTTCGTTTTCTGTTAAGAATAAATCATTGTACGGGTCATTGGTATCGTTTCTTTTGCTACTTAATTGAACCAAGGCTCCTTCTGGGGCTCCATCTTCATATAGTCCTCGATACATATCAGAGTACTGTTCCCCATGCATTTGGAAATACTTAACTAGAGTATCGTCTGATATGTTATCTTGTTTCAAGATTCCCAAAAGTTCATCCTTTGGCATGATGTTATACAGTCTTTCAAATACTGCTTCATAATCTTGTTTGTAGAACAACTCTTTTAGATTGTCTATGTAGTATCTGCGGTATAAACTCTGGATGTCACCGTCATCTGCATCCCAGAATAATCTTTGCATCCCATACATTCTAACATTTTTCATGAACTCTTTTTTTATTTTTGGCAGTTCATTTTTATGCCACAGTCTACGATACAGTGCAAAACACTGTAGCCAGCTGATGTTCCAGAAGTATCTCACCGGCCCATATTCTTTTGCTTCTTCATAAACAATTTTGTGTTGTCTGGATATATACCTTTCTTTATAGAAGTCATAGATTCCATCAACGTTTTTATTCCAATACAGTGATTGATCTCCGTTCTGCAATATCTTGTCTTCTGGAAAATCAGCCAAAAACTTTTTGTGCATAGAAATCATATCACCAGTTTCATATATCTCTTTAATTATTTTTCTGTGATGAGATTCTATTCTTCTAATAAATGTGAAGTCTGAAATTTCTTTTTCTAACTCTGGGAACTTTTCCTTGATATTTGGAATGGTGTCCTCTTTCAGAGTTTCTAACTCTGGGAAGTACTCTATCATTTGTTTTGATAAAGATGTCAGATCATTCTCATCCAACATATGTCTGAGTCTGCTTACGATCTTTTGATCCATGTAGTTTTTTTCTAGTGTGTCATCCGTCATAGAATCAAACTGAGACCAGTTCTTAATGCTATCAAACTTGTCGTTGTACTTTTCCCAATCCTCTTTTATTTTTGGTAAGTCCTTGTAGAACTTATCAATAAGAACATCAAAGACAACCTTGTGCATCTTGTAAACATATCTTTCCTTATAGAAATCATAGATTCCATTTACATCTTTGTTCCAGTATAAAGATTCATCTCCGTCCAACAAAAATGGATCGGTGGGAAAGTCTGCCAAGAATTTCTTGTGCATTGAAATCAAGTCTCCATCAAGTTCTTTGATGGTTTCTAGGTGTCTGGATTCAATCTGTTTTACAAAAGGATCGTAAGAGTTTGCATCATTTATCAGAGTATCAATTCTTTCTGTGTGTTTATTTTTAGTAAAGAAATTTTCTGGAAACTTTGGCATCCAAAGTTTTTCAAACTCAGTTTTCCCATGCCAGTGTATAAGAATGTTATAGTCTTTGACTTCATGTGGTTTTATGAATTGACCTTTGCTTGGTACAACTGGGTTATCAAATATACAAAACTTTGCCGTTTCTCTATACAGATGTTCTGTCACATTATCTGGATATTGTTGTCCTCTATTGTAAGAGTATACCCAATCAGACGGAAGGAAAGACCAATAATTATCACCAACCACATCGTGTTCACGATATGGATAATAGTTATCGGTTCCCTTCCAAAAGGTTTTAAATACGGTGTTCTTGTGTTTTAGAACATCATTGTAAATTTTTTCTCCCTCATCATTGCACCACAACATCACGCTAGAATTGTACAGACTACCTCTAATGTCAGTGAAACGTCTGTCTTTTAGTACTCTGGGGTCTTCCCAGTGAGAATACAACATGTGAGGAGTAGATGAAAGATCAAAGATTTCATCGATGTTGTTTTGAATTACAACATCCAAATCTAAATAACAAAAAGGCCCCTTGGTTTTTAACCATCGGTGAGAGTTTAATACTAAGAATTTCGACCTATCCCAACACCAGTTCTCTTTGCCAAACCAATAGTCTGGATGAAGTGGGTCAACTCTGGGAATTGATCTAATGGTTATATTTTTGTCTATTCCATCTGGGTCATCGGTATAACAAATAAACTTGTGGCGTTTCGTATAGTTCTGTTGAACCATCTTGCGTAAATTGTTTACATATTCTGCCGAGTATTTGTTACCCCATTTCATGCAGAGAAAGTGCATCATAATATTTTTTTCTCAATTCTTCTTTTGGTTCGTTACCGTTTAACAAAACTATTGGATAGTCTGGTTTTATTTGATACCCTCTTGGAGATACGTCCGTGTCTAAATCTACGCCTCCCGTCAACGAATAGATTAATCCTTTTGGAAATACATTGTCAAACATATTTTCATGATATAAAAATCTATCATCACCACAATATTTAGTCATGAAATATTCATCATTTTTTTCAAAATGATCGTAAATGTATCTTGCATCATTCCCATTCCAAACCATTACGCTGGAATTATAAAGACCTTTCCATTTTTGCATCCACGGATCAGTTGATAGTCCATTTCCAAGGTATGGCATCTCTCGTTGGTATCTTCTATTCTTGGTTTCATGAGTATCTTTATTTTTCCAATAGCAATAACATATTGTCGGTGTTGAACAGTGATTAAACAACCTATCTAAACTACCCTGTATTATAACATCTAAGTCTAGATAGAGGCAATCCCCAACCCAATCATTCTTGAAAATTTTTATTTTTTCCCAACATCCATCGGTATCAGAATCTATTGGTATAATTTCTATGTTGGGATTTAATCCTGCTGGATCGTCTGTGATACAGACATGTCTGTAAATATTTGAATTATCATAAATACAATTGACATCGTTGGAGTTATATTTGTCTCCAAACTTCAATGTTATCACGGATTTCATAAGTTTCTTTTTCTTATAAATAACTTGTAAAAGATGGAATCATAAATGGCTACTGTACAAAATTTGGTAATTGATCAGGGAACAACTTTTGCCTTGTCGATTGACCTAACTAATGATGATGGGAGTCCAAAAGACTTGTCTTTATATACTCCTAGAGCTCAACTTAGAAAGAGTTATTATACTAATACTTATACAGCTTTTACAACGAGCAAAGTTGATTTGACTGGAGAAGTTACAATGAGTTTAACTTCAGCACAAACAAGTGCTTTGAAAGCTGGTAGATATGTTTATGATTTAGAAATTGAAGACCCCTCGGAAACACTGAGGATATTAGAAGGCATTATTACAGTAACCCCAGAGGTAACTAGGTAATGGTAGTCAGAGTAAGGGTTAATACGCCCACATCTACAAAAAGAGTTACTACTACTACTAACTCTAAAACTCAGACTTCTACTAGAATAGAAGGTCTTGCTGGTGTTGATGTTACTGACGCACAGGATGGAGAGACTCTTGTTTATAATGCCGCTTCAGGAAATTGGGAAGCTGCTCCACTGACTTCGGCAGATGTCCAAGTAAACAGTATTGATGGTGGAACTTTTTAAATTTTAGATAACAAAAAACAAACCTTAATTGGGAGAAACTAAATGGCAACAACAATTCAAATCAAAAGATCGAGTGGAAGCGCTGCTCCAGGCACCAGTGATTTGGTGCAGGGAGAACTTGCTTATGCAGAAGATCAGTCTGGAGATGGTGCGGGCGCCAAACTGTACATTGAGTCTCTTGATTCTGGTTCACAACAGGTTATTCATGCAATCGGTGGTAAGTACTATACCGATGCAGTAGATGGTGCTACTGATGCAAATACTGCAAGTAAGATTGTCAAGAGAGATGGTTCTGGTAACTTCTCTGCTGGTACTATTACTGCTGACCTAAATGGTACTGCTTCAGATGCAACAGTTTTGGAAACTGCTCGTAACATCGCTGGTCAGTCTTTCGATGGTTCTGCTGATATCACCATTGCAATTGACAACCTTAGTGACGTTTCAACATCTGGTGCGACTTCTGGTCAAGTACTGAAGTACAATGGTACAAGTTGGGCTCCTGCTGCTGATGCTGACGATTTTTCTGACAACGATACCGATGACCTAGCAGAAGGTTCTACTAACCTCTACTACACAGACGCAAGAGCACAGGCTGCAATTAGTGTTGACTCCACTCTTTCTAAGTCTGGCGGTCAAATCAGTATGCCTGCTTCTGGTGTTACTGCC